TTAGATCTCGCAGAACGTCGCTTGAATCGTCACGTTGCTGGTATCCGCTTTGAGATACAGAGTCGCGCTGACGTATGGCATCAAGAGCGTCTCGCCAGCGGGAATCCGCATGGTGTAGGTTCCAGAAACAAAACCCAACTCAACGAAGTTGGTGCTGTCGAGGTTGGAAATCAACAGCTTGTACGGGCTGGAGACATCAACCGGAACGTCCAAAGCTTCAACGGTAGTTCCGATCAATTGGGTCTGAGAACCCATGTCGGTTCCAACCATCGTTGCGGATTTGGTGTAAGTCACGCTCGGGAGATACGCACCACCTTTGGAAGCGTACAAGCGAGCGGTCATCTGGATTTCGTCAGCCATGTTAGGTAAGTGTTAGAATGCTGGGTTGTATGGATACGCGAAAAGGTCCCACGCTGCAAAGGTCCAAGTCTCGTTTCTTTCGACTTGGTTGGTCTTGATCATCAAGCTGGTTGAATCGTTGGTTTTCAACCAAGCCCAAGCGGTTTCGTCTGGAGTCAGCAACGGGTCCAGCGGTGCTTGCGGCATCACGTTACGCACAACTTGCGGAAATCCATTCCGGTTGGCGAGCGTGATTGAATCGTAGATTGCTGAGATGATCGGAGGAGTGGCGGGAAGACCGTTGCGAGCTGAGTAAGTAGAGATCCGAGTTAGAGACACTCTGGAAGTCTGGAAGCTGTCCTGACCGCGAGCCAGACGAACAACAAGCTTTGCGGCCAAAGGAAATTGAACGTCTGAAAAGGTCAGCTTGTTATTCTTCGGATCGTCTCCAGCAGATTTGATTGCAGCAAAGTAATCGGCAACTGTTGACCCAGAACCAAACGTTGTAACAAATCGCTTAGCTTCAGCGCGAACCGCTGGAAGATCAAAAAGGCGAGCGTCCAAGTATTCAGTTCGGAATTCGTACCTTTGAGAAGGATCGTCCTCGTCTAGCGGACCCTGAACGGTTGGACTGTTTGGGTTAAAATTGGTTCCAGCAAAAGTGACTGTTGCCTCAGAATAAGGTCCGTCTTCTGTTATCTGATACTTACCACCAGCAGCAACCCAATCAGCAGACGCAAGCCGCAAAGCGTCTTTGCTACCACGATACTTGTAAGTGATGAAACGACCAGTGCCATCACCATTGTTGTATTGGCGTGAAACCTCAATGTATCCAGTTGCAACTGGCGTGATGACATTGGTTTTGATCGTTGCCATATTATTCTCGGGAAACTACTTGAGCCGTTTGCGCTGTACTCTTTGCAATCTGCTTCAGTTGCAATGTCTGCTCAACAGCTTGTTTGATTGCGATATCCTGACCAGTTTGAAATCCAGTGAATCCGCCAATGCGAGCAAGAGAGTCTTGCGCTCCACCTAGACCAAACTTCTCGCTTTTCATGGCAGCCAAAAGCATTTGAGGGGGAACAAATCTGTCTTCGGCTTTTCCTGCAAGTCCGGTTGAAGCCGCTGGTGCAGCAGCACCACCGCCCAATAACTGCGAAGATCCAGAAGCTAAATCTAAAGCTGTCGCTGCTGGTGCTATTGATAGCTTTGATGCAAACGCAACAGCTTTTCCAGTTTGCGTAAGATTGAACAAATCAAACGCAAGTTTTACCGCATTGTATGAAGACTTAGCAGCAGCGACAGATTGAACCTGAGTCTTTTTAATCAGAATATCCATCTGATCGTTGAACTTCTCAATGTTCTTGATGTCCTCCGCTTTGAACATATCAATTGGACCCAAGTCTTTGATTGTTCCAGCAGCCATCGCAGCCTTTGTAAGCTTCAAACCAAGCAAGTCAGCAGCCGCAGCCATCATCTCAGCGTTATTGCGATTGGCGTTTAGCTTCTCGCCAAGAGCAACAAGCACTTGCTCGCTTCCAAGAGATCTGTCTGAGAGTTGTTGAACACTCAAGCCGAGACGCTCAAACGCTGCTCTCTGCGGTCCATCATTTGCGATTGCAGCAGTTCTTGCGTCGTTTACGCGAGCAATAGCCGCAGCAACAGCCTCAAACTTTACTCCGTAGAGTTGCGCTGCCATTTGGAACTTTTGGACATCATCGGTTGAGATGTTCAACTGTTCGGCAAGCTCTCCAACACGGTCGGCGGCTTGAGCAACCGAGTTTGCGAATCCGGTGACAGCAGCCACAGACAAAGCACCGGCAAGTCTGCTTGTGACGGCGTTTTTGAAGCTATTCCCAAACTTTTCACCAACGCTCTGAGCGCGTTTCACGCCCATCTCAAACGCTGTGGAATCAAGACCAAGCTTAACAAGTAGAGAAAGTACACCCATATCAGTTCGCTTGTTGATTCTGCCAAATGGCTTCGCTCTGGTCGTCCCACAACTGAACCTGCCCCATCATCTCTGCGTGAGCTAGAATGAGCCTTTCTGCGTCACCAAGAGGCATCTGGATCGCATCGTCAGGAGCAATCCCAATGTTGAGACATCCAACAAGAACCCGTTCGGGCCACGGCATCGCGGGAGTCTTCGACTTGCTGCCGCTTTCTATCAGCACTTCGGGAGCGGTTGACTGTTCTTTGAGCCACAACTGAAACTTGTCGGACTCAACGACCAAATTCATCCGCTCAATCCGCTTTCCCCACAACCACAGAATGAGGTCACGCCAGATTGATTTGATGGACCTGATGGATTCAAGCGGAGACTGTGAGCAAACAAGCACAGCCTCCGCTAAATCGCTCGGTGTAATCTCTCCACCTAAAACGTAGGGGGAGCGCAAACGCTGCAAGACAATCGCATGACCTACGGTGTAGGGAACAAGTCGAACCCCAAGCACAATTGGTGCTTGAGGTCCGGTCTCTGCGAGTATCTTTGCAAGATCTGCCACAATTACAGCGTGAATACGGCGGCAGTTCCGGTCAGAGCGGAAGCGTCGAGATACTTGGTCACGGTAATCGTAACCATGACCTTACCGCTGCTGGTGAACTTGACGCTTCCACCTCCCGAATAAACGTAATCACCATCAATAGAACCACCACCAACAGTAGTCGCATCGCTTCCGGCAATAGCTGCATACCCATTCACTTTAGGGAGGCTCGCAGCCAATTTAGCTTGGGCGAAAGTGGAGGCACTCGGGATAAAGGTGATGTTGAGTGAAATGCGCTCATTGGCCGAGACTTGAGCCACAACCTCACCAGCAGAATTCTTGATTTGCTCGACATCGGCCTCATGCGAAGCGTCGTAGCTCTCAATCGTCGTGATGGTTCCGGTGGTGATTTCGGTAAGAGCGTTTGCGACCCCAACCGTGTACAGCTTGATGGTTCCTTTTGCGCCGTATACTAGCGCAAGACCTTTTGAAAGTGCCATGTTGTTAGTGTGTTATGAGTTTGCTGCTGCAAAAATTGTCATTGAACGCGAGAAAGTTCTAGCTCTTTCGCTAGTGTCATTTACTCCAAAGTCTGTTGGGGTAGCAAAGAATGCGGTAAATCCGCCAGACGGATCGGAATCTCCAACGTTCAAATCTGAAATGTTGTCGTCAACGAATAGCGGTTGCAGGATGTTTTCAAACGCTGCAACGGTAGCCAACACGTTGTATTCGGGAGTATCGTCAGCGGAAAGCTGAAGCGTAGCGGTTACATCCACTTCACAAGTCCGGTCAATCGGATGAACCGGAACCGCAGTTGATGAGCGCACAACGATGCGCGGAAAGTCTGGCATCCGGTCTTCTAAGTCTGGATCTGTAAACGCACCGTGTCCGTAACTGGTCAAACAGGTTGGGGTTCCAAGCGGAGACGCAGACCAGTCTTGAGCAGCAAGCCAATCGACTAAAGCGCGTTCGGTTCTGAGAGCAACGGCATTCATTGGACGACAATTCCTTTCGATTCAGAACCATCAAAAGCCGCTTGAAACGCAGCGGTAATGTGACCCTCAAGTTCTTTGGCTTCGTCGTTGTAAGCTTGCTGCATCGCTTTTGCGTAGATTGCCTCAACTTTTCCAATCTGGTTGTCAGCAAGACCGATGTTCAAGCGGACATGACTAGACGGTGAGAAACCAGCCTTTGCATTGTATGCATACGCTGAAGACCCGCGATGCATTGAAACGTTCTCTTGTGGCAACCCGTATTGGTTCGCAAGATTGATGAGAGCTTGATTGCCAGCGACAATCCGCACTTGAGCAGAACCCTTCTTTGCCCGTCGAGTTCCACCAAATTGTTGAAACGACGGAGACAGCTTCTTGATTGCTTTGGTTACAGCAGACTTGAGGTAACCAACTGAACCAGCAGCGCGACGGCGAAGCTTTCCAGCAGCGTCACGCATATCTTGACCGTAGAGTCCGGGTTTTCCTGCTTTAGCGTTCTTCGCTTGAGCGATCAAGTGGACCAAGCGCAATTCACGCGAACGACCGAGAAACTTGCCGGTCTTCTTGTCAATCCTTCTCGCTCCAATCGGACGATTGAAGTAGTCGAGAATCTTGTTTCGAGCCGCTTGTGGGGACTTTGGCGGAAGCAGAATGTACAACCGCAGCATCAAGAAAAACGTGCGGGAGTTAACAGCATCAGCCAAAGACCGCCGAGTCTTGGGGATGTACTCCTTCCACGCAGCGTCAAAGCGGGACGTATCTACTGTGACGGTTGGAGTCATTTGGTCTTAGCTCCAAGCTCAAGCGCATAGTAAGCACCGGAGCCATCACGCTTTGCGGACATGATCCGCATTTGTCGCCCATCGTAGGTCACAAGACGGCCAACGACCGGAATCATTTTGCCAAAAGTCAGAAGCAAACGGTCAGTGTTTTCTTGCAGCAGCAAGCTTCCAGACTCTTGCAAGAGACGGTCAGCGGTGAAACCAACGTCACAAGACCAGACCGAAGCGTCAACGGTTACAAGAGTCGAGTCAGCCAACCTCCAGTCGCTGAACTTAACCAAGATCCGCGCTTGAACGTTATCTTGGAAACCACCGGCAATAACCGAGTTTGCGTCAGTAATTGCAGCGGGAAGACAACGAACCAGCACTCCCTGCCAAAGAAACGACGGGTTTCCCATCGCGCTCTGTAGCACAGACATCCCCAACTGGAGACTGGTTGCGATTAGGTTCACGCTGTGAAGTAGACACCGGAGACGAGAATGCGTGAAGTGGCTTGAAGTTGGCTTGCAAGACTTGTGATGTCACCGGTCTCGTAATGGCTCAACTCGCAGTAAGAAGTGCCACCGACAACCTTACCAATCACAGAAGTCTTGGCTTGAGTCGTCGCATTGTCCAACCAGATGGACACAGCAGCGTCGTAGGTCGCAGCATCAGGAAGACCCAACCGCAGGTTTCCGGTCGCAGAACCACTCACCGAGTTGATGGTCAAATCAACGGTAAATGTCTCAACAAAACCGACAGCCGTTCGTCGAGCAGTGTTGACGGTAAAGTTAAACGTGCGACCACCACCGGAATCAATCAGCGTAGGAACCCACGTTGACGGAGCCACCATCGGCAAAGCAGCGTAAATCTCATCAAAGTTTGCGTTAGCTTTGATCCACGATCCACGGAGCGTGTCTCCAGAGTTGTCGTTTGCGGTTGATCCAACGTTGATGACTTGTTGAGACATACTATTCCTTCGGCAATGCGTACCAACCTTCTGACAGCGTTATACGACCCGTGGAGCGCACAGAAACACCGTCCGCTCCTTTGACCCAAACTCGCGCTTTGACTGTCTCAGCAAGCCTTACCGGCTCACCGTGGGGGACGTAAACGACGCGAGTCCCACAGCCACAGCTACCCACCAGCGCGGTTAATGCGATCCAGCAACTTAGCTTTAAGCTCTTTGTCTGGTTTTGCATCTTCAACGGTGGGAGGTGTTTTAGCCAGACCAGTCAACCACTTCAGCAAAGCGGTAACGATCTGTTCGATGATGTTCACTCGGTCTTCTTCTTGTCCGCATCTTTTGCGGCGATCAAACCAAAACCAACGGTTACCGCAGCAATGGTCGCAGTCAGGTCAATGTTGGTAGCGGGGTCACCGTCGAAGAGAGCCTTCAAAGCTCCACCCACGGCAACCATGATCGCACCAACACCAGCGAGAGTCGTTTTCCAGTTCATTTTTTGACAGCTTTGTAGAGTCCAATTGCAGCAGCGATAAAAGCCAACACAGCGGCTCCGAGTTGGAACCACTGTGTCAGTTGCGGGATGAATGAAACCGCACCAGCAGCGGCAGCAGTTGCTAGAGATACTCCAACTCCATTGCTGCTGTTGGTATCGGTTTGCATTACTCGGATTTAAGTTGAGCGGCTTGCTTGATCTTTTCAACAATTGGCAAAGCGACGGCAGCATTGGCGAGACCGCCAGCTTTCACAGCAATGTCCAAAAGCTGAATGATGTTGTTGGCTTCTTGTTCGTTGAGCTTGAGCGTAATTTCCATATTAGGCGACGGGAGCTTCGATCACCGGAGCAGGAGGCGCAACAACAACCGGCGGCAACCACGGCAGCGGCGGAGCGATGATCGGCGGGTTGATCTGGTCGTTGATCTGCTGCGTCACGTTCGCTTCGATGGCCGCTTGATTGACTCCATTGGCGAAGCACCAGCCGAGGACTTGATCCTGCGTGAGGTCGGGATACGGCGTGAACGAACCAGACGGCGGAGCGAACGAGCATGAGCCGTAGCAAGTTCCGCTGAACGATTCCTGCGAGCCGTTGCAACGCCAATCGGCGGTGATGACGACATCGGTGAGAGTGCCTTCGACTTTGCGGACGAGAAGGCGTTCGATGATCCAGAGGATGGTCATATTATTAGGCGAGAGTGATGTTGGCGACTCGGGTTGTGCCATCAGATCCGCGATAGCTAAAGCGGAGGTTTGTGTTGCTGGTAGCGTTGACTGTTAGCATACCATTTGTTCCAAGAGTTGCGGGAGTAGCGGACGATTGCAGAATTAAATTCCCACTCGCATCGATCCTAGCTCGTTCTGTGCCGTTGGTCAGAAACGTCATCGCGGCGTTGGAAGATTGGTTAAATTCAACCGTTCCGCTGCTGCCGTTCTTTTGGATAAAAAAGTAATCACCGCTGCTGAAATCAGCTCCGTCAGCATCAAGCCAAACCTGAGCAACTCGGTTGGCAGCAGTCGCACTTGAGATTGATCGGAAACCGCCTCCTGCATTGTTTGCCGCAGTTGCATCGCCTGATCTAAATAGGCTGACAATGTTATCGCCTGCTGGCGCAACCACTTCCAACTTGTACGAAGGACTCGCAACCCCCACGCCCAGCCCCGTGGAGTTGAGGGTCATTTTGGTGTTGCTAGCACCTTCGCTGAAAATCAATGCCTTACCACCGAAGTATTGAATCTGCGTGTTTGCGTCAGCGGCTCCGCCGTTGATGATTCCACTATCACCAAACTTGCTCTGGCTGTCCGTGCACAAAATAAAGCGAGAAGCACCTATCGTAAGCGTGTTTGCAGTGGGAGATGACGCTCCAATACCAACTGCATTTCCAGTGCTATCAACCTTCAGCGTCGAGGTATCCACCGTCAGATCGCCGGTGATGGTGGCGCTGGCGAGGGTGGCGGATGGCGAACAAGCGAGGATGTTGTTGATCGAGATGCGCTTGGTATTCCCTGATGCTGGAGGCGTAGCTGACACATCCACGATAGGGATCATGTCATTTGCCGGATCTGCGGATGTTAAGTTGTCTAGTGCTGAGATTTTAGCGTCTGCCATATCAGTAAACGGTTAGAATGAATTTTCCGAGGTCTTCTTGTAAAAGGAAACTGGTCCCGTCCTCCAGCACTATGCTGTCGAAGGTTCCAAATGAAATGACGAGCTTGCTCACACCATCCTCTTGAAGAAGGAAGGTCTCGTCCTCTTGCAGAACATCCCTCCGCATGATCGGAGGCTCGGGCATGATCTGGCTTACAGATCGTGTCCTGTTGATTGATGTTCCGAGTGAAATCATTAGGCGCGAGCGTTAAACGCCACCACAGAGCCGCTGGAGATCTGGAAGCCGGTGATGTTTCCAACCAGCGGGAAACCAGCGGGAATCGTCTTGGATGTCCAAGTTCCGCTGATCTGAAATCCGGTAATGGAAGTGAAAACGGTTGGCTCGGTTGGAATCAAGCCAGACCAGTTGCCGGTCTGAGCGGCGGTGCTAGTGACGAGTTGAAAGCCTTCTCGGCCCATCGAATACTCGGTTGAAATGTCTGCTTGAACGGCCATTTTGTTTTTCGGTTAGAGGGGAGGTCACCGGAACTTTCCAGCAACCTCCCCAATTTTAACGGTTAACCTTTACGGACTTTCGGTGCTAAGGCTCCCTGTACCCACAGTACGAGCTTGCCTCCTTCTGGGACATTCGCAGTGTTGAAATTGTCGCGTTGGAGAGACGCATCAATATCGGGACCAGCAACGAGCTTAGATTTGCCGTTCTTGTCCACCGCAATGGTAGTAGCGAGACGCATATCCTTAAGGATTAAGCGGTGATCAGAACTTCAGCTTGCGTAGTGTCCGCAGCAGCAGCACCAAACATGATGTCATAAGACGCCATGTGAGCGCGGGAAGCGCGGCTATACCACACAGAGAGCAACACAGACAGACCGTTGCTCAACTCGACAGTGCGCTGCTCAACGAACTCACCAGCGATCATTCCAACCGGAAGACCGCTCGCAACCGCAATAGCGTCCTGACCGCAGACGAAACCAGCGGTGTTCGCAATAGCTCCAGTCCAGTCGTTCTGCTCCAAGATGTTCGCGAATCCGAAATATCCGTTGTTCAACGGACCATAGCGCGAATCAGGGAACGGATTGGTTCCAGCGGCAGCAGTCAACTGACCGGAGAACATCAAACGAGCCATGTGGCTACCGTCGAGCAACAGCAACTTCTGTCGGTAATTCTTAGCCAGAGCCAAAATCGCAGGGAGATCGCTAGTATCGAAGTTGGCAGCAGCACCAATGACAGTACCAGCACCAAACAGAGCAGAGGTCATCTGAGCGGTGACCTTCTTGCTAATGGCAAGAGCGAAGATCTCAGCGGAACCCTGAGCGAGATCAGACAACTGGAAACCCTGATTCAGCTCTTGCGCCGTGACGGTAAAGGTCTTGGTGATCTGGTTAACAGTCACCGAAGTAGCGGCGAGCGTAGACTCGTTGTTGGAGTTGTTCTCGAAGTCGGTCAGGTTGTCCTGAGCGTCGTCACCGCCGGTGAACTTCTTCACCTGAACGGTAGCGCGGGGACGCAAGTTATCGAGACCAACATTGCGCGTAAAGTTGGCAACCATAGCCAACTTCGAAGTCGCAACAGTGATAACTGAGTCAGCGAGATAATCGACAACCAAACCAGCAGCGAAAGTGTTCGCGTTCTGGGGAGCGATCAAGCGGGACTGGCGCAGCAACTCGCTGTGATTCTGAATCAAGAAACCTTTACGCTCTGCACCAGCGCGGAGGCTCTTGTGCTTCTCCAGCAGCGGGTTGCCGAGGTTCTCAATCACGGGACGCACCGGCTCAGGAGCAGGAGCAGCGGCGGGAGACTTCATGGAAGCCTCAAGAGCAGAGAGCTTAGCCATGATGGACGCGAGATCAACGGAAGCGGCAGGAGCAGCCGCAGCCGTCACAGTAGTGCTATCGGACATATTTGTGTCGGGTTGTTGTGTTGGTTGCGGCATGGAGTCCATGCCATTTTCACTAACAGCGTTATTGCTATTAGCAGAAATCTTGTCGTCTGGAGAATCATCTTCCTCCAGTTCTTCACGCTCCAATTGAGCGTACAGAGCGCGGAACCAATCGCGTCCAGCAGCACCTCCCCAGAGATTTGCTGCAACATCAGCGGGAGTGTTGGGTTCAGCCTCAAGAAAGCGTTCATTGCGACCCCACCAAGCGTTAGCCTTCTCAACCTTATCTTCGGTAGGAATTTCTCCAGCAACGAGAGACTCAGCCTCAAGGACGGTTTGCTTCTCAAGACCTTCGCCAGCGAGACCTTCAGCGTATTGCTCAAGACCTTTGCGGAGGTTGTTTTTGACCGTCTCGGGAGCGGTCTTGGTAACAGCGCGGGGATGCCATTTAGCGGCCATCGCAAGCTGTTTGATCGGTTTGTCTACCAAGCCAAACTGAATTGCTTCAGCGGTTGTAAACCAAGTCTCCGCCTTCATCGCAGCGCGGATAGACTCGGGAGAGCGACTGGTCTTTTTGGCATACACGCCAACCAAGACTTCAGCGTGTTGATCCAGAGCGTCAGCCATCTTCCGCATATCTTCTGAAGTACCAGAAGCCATACCGGAAGGATCGTGAATCATCATCAGAGCGGCATCAGCCATCTCTACTTTATCTCCAGCCAGAGCAATGATCGAAGCAATAGAAGCAGCAATGCCAACGACGCGAGTGGTCACCGGAGCTTTGCGACCGCGCAACTGATTGTAGATGCTCAGACCATCCCAGACATTGCCACCGGGAGAGTTGATCTCCACCAAGAGCGGACCATTGCCAACTTCAGCAAGAACGTCAGAGAACTGCTTGCCAGAGAGACCGTTACCACCAAACCAATCTTCGCCAATCTGGTCAAAGATCTGAATGGTCGCAGTCTCACCAGCGGAAGCCGCAGGAGCGTAATAAAGCCAATCTGATTTCTTAGTGAAGCTCATTTTGTTTTCTTGGCTCGCGGCTTACGTTGCTTTTTGACTGAAGCGGTCACTTCGGTTTGTTCTACAACAAGCGGTTGTGATCCACCTTCTGACGGAGCAACTGGAGATGGAGATTCAGAAGAATCATCTTCAATGTCAATAGCCGGTGCAGCACTAGCCGCAGGACGTTCTTTCTGAATCACCGAAATCTCAGAGACATCAACGTTGTATTTGTCAGCCAACTGACGAACAAACAATGCTTGTTGAGCCTTAGCCTCAAGAGCAGACCGCCAATCAAGTCCACGCGCACCGTAAACCTCATCGTAAGTCAGAATGCCAGCCTCCAATTCAGCCAACTGAGCAGCGGAATTACGGCCAACATCAACGTTCGGAGAGCGGGGAGCGGTAATCGCTACCT